AAGAGGGTTATCTAAAGCCCTCTGTAATTTGCCCATAAGTTTATCTTCTAGTTCTTTCATTGATCCGTCTTGTGATACCCTGACCCGTTCTCTCTGGTTCTCAAATCGAACTTCAGCGGCATCTATCATAGTACGCACCTTGTCTTCAGATTCACGAACCATGTCCTCAATACGATCTACCTGAGACTCAAGGCGCAGTAGGTCATCTTTCAGCCCGTTCTTGATGTCACGGCTGTACTCTACAGACTCTTCTACCTTATTAGATATACCTGTTACCTTGGCATCCATGACTTCCATCTGTAATTGGTATTCTTCCAGATCAAGACCAGCGACAGCTTCTATCTTCTGATACAAGACAAAGCCGCCATACAGGCCACCTACAATAGTAGATACGAAAGCAAGTATAGCCATGACTGAACCAGCTGTAAGTTTAATACCGCCAGCTTTAATCTGTCTATCTGCTAGGCCATCAATGTCACTTGCTATCTTAGTTGTGTCCATTAGTTCTCAAACTCCATATCACCACCAGCACTTTGTAGGTTCTTTAGTTGCTCTAGTTCATCTCTTAGCTTCTGTATCTCTAGCCTACGCTGAGTTAGCTCTATCTGGTAAAGGTCGTCACAGTTTATGCGAGCCTTTGGTTTATCTAGAGGTATGACAATACGTGCATACACACCTATGTCTTTCCCACGGCTGTTAGTATCTAAGCCAGAGAGTACACCTGTCACGCCGTACTCAAGGTTCACACCGCCACCTACAGCATTACTACACCTCATGTTACCAGTGGAGAATGAATCCGACTGGTAGTTCATAGGTGGGTTAGGGAGTGCTAATGAAAGAGAGCTACTATCAGCGACTGCTGAATTTGCTAACATACAAAAAGTAAACAATAGTCTCATGCGGGTTCACCATCTAATCTTGAACATATCCTAGAAGAGATAAGAGTCCTAGACTTGTTGGTCTTTCTTACCTTTGACGTAGTGCATAAGAATACAGCTTCGTCCATATCGACTTTGCGTATATACACATCGAAAGACTTTCTCTGTTTGTATCCGATGTTTATAATTCTGTATGAAGTAGCAAAGGGTATGTTCGTCCAGTTTAAATCAAACAACTCTATCTGATACCACTGTATCTCTTCTCTGGAGTTAAACAGAGACATCTCTACTTTAACTACGCCCTCAACATGAGAGGGTACAACAACAGGATAAGCTGGTGTCATTTCGTGGGCTAAAGTTAAGAGTGGGTAAATCAGAAAAAGTGCTACAAGCCTACTTAGCAATACAGCTGGCCTGTACCAATGCAGTATAGACCCCTCCGACAAAAGGTTTGGCTGTGCCATAGGTTGCACTTGATGCAGTAGAGAACCATGTTGACCCTGCAAGGGTTAAGTTAAAGATGGTCGTACTGTCCACTACAACTTTAGCTCCCTCATAAGCTGACATCCCAGAGACAGATGTTTTGGTTACACTTGTACTACCTGTCCATGCAACTGTATCGTTAAGTGTTGGCGATGAACTAAAGGATGTAGGGTGAGTTATGTTGGCTGTATAGCTGTCTGCCAAAGATACATCAAACCTGATGACAGGTAGTACACCACCATCAGCAGGGGTTGTACTTAGCTTACTAGCTATAGGGTTTCCATAGACTCCATCCTTAGTTGTCTGGATGACACACTTAGCTTCTACAGTACCTGTTATTGGTGTGCTTGCTAGAGTAGGTAACGCAAATAAGGATAGTGCTGTTACTAGATACTTCATATTAAACCTCATTTATTGTACTGCATATCGACCATTTGTTCATGCAATATCTGTTGTGCTAAATTATTTCTTAGGGCTTTCTTGTTGTCTTTTATTGTACCATCTTGCAGTCCAGCCGCGTCATTTAGTGTGCCACCGTTTATGTTGGCATTATAGTACATAGCGATGTTCGTTTGCTTGTTAATTGACATTATGATGTCGTCTTGTCCCTGTGTTTTGAACAAGGTTAAAGCATTAGCAGAAGCAGTTAGACCCATCTCTATACGTGTGTCTTCCTCTTCCTCTTCTTTAGTTTTTATTAGATTACCATTTTCATCGTACTGGTACTCTTCAGTCTCTAGCGTACTAACAACTGCATCATCTTCTAGTGCATCATAGACTACTATCTCTGGTAAATCTGGCATAGGCTTTATGTAACCAGCGCAAGAGGGATCAGACTGCGGATCATAGCACCTGTCTACCCTGTAGGAGTATATAACAACTGCATCTTCCACTCTGCCCTTTCCTTCCACTTCAATCGAACCTGTACCCCAATTTGAAGCTGGAATGTTTGAAACTGGAAACGACTTTACAATGGTATTACCAGCTACCCCCGACCAGTCATCTGTTTCTCTGAAGGTATATCCGTCACCATTGGCATTAAGATTACCAACGTGTACTTTCATATCAGCATCTGGGTCTTTAATAGTTGTATATCTATAAAGAAGCCCGTTTATGTCTACACCAGTGATACTAGGTAGTATGGAGTCCATGCCCCAACTTAGAGAGGTACTAGCCGCATTGCCTGTTGCGCCGTATGTATAAGGATTAGAGTAGGAATAAGAAGGCAAGAGTGCTAAAGATAACACCCAAGCCAATTTTAGTTTCAACATCTTCATTAAACATTTTCCTCATAGGATTGTTTTGCTCTCGTTGTATGTGCTCTTCGACCGCTTCCATTTCCCATGCCAGCCTAGCTTTATCCCCCACCAGACCATCTTTGGGACAGGGAGTCCCAGCGTTAAGCATGGCTTCAAACACTCTTTCGTCCTGACACATGACTGACACTGCGGCAACCTTCATGCCCATATCGTACATAGTCTTAGCGTTCTTCAGTTTTTCACAATTCATGTCCCTGACAGTGCGACCAGCAGAGATACCAAGTATCTGTGTCTGCACAGCACCAGCAACACCGACAGTACATAAGTCAGAGTTACTAGAGCTGATCTGTGGGGAAATAGCAGAGGGTGGTGGACTATTGATAGTAGTATCCATTGACCCATTAGAACTTATTGTACTGTTAGTGTCAGTGTAGATTGTGTCATCGGCATATACAGAACTACCAATTAAAAGGCCAAACAGTAGAGCTAAAAGTTTCATTGACTATTCTTTCTAGCCATATGTTCTATGGTATCTCTTATAGCTTTTATATTTTCATCTATACGAGCCATTGATATAGCTTGTTGCTGAGTAGACCTCTCTGTAGCTTGTACTCTAGCCTGTAGTTCTATTAGGTCTTCTCTATTGCTTTCTATATCTGCCATCATCATTGAGACAGTCCATACGATTGCCCCAGCCTGAGTGATCAGACCGAGGAGGAGGGTTGCAGGGACACTCTTAGTTAAGTGCCAGCCACTATCTTCACTCATTATCTATAACCCATTCTTGATTGGCCTCGTTCCACTCATAGGAATTTTCTGTATCTGGCCTAGCTACTGGCGGTTCATAGGTTCCTGTTGCTGAGTCAAGAACCCAAGAGTTGTATGGTTTAGGTTCAATAAAAGCATCTAAAGTTGTACTATAAGTATAGCCTATTGCTCCATAGTTTTTACGTAGAGGTGTTCCACCTAGGATGTGTGTGTTTTTTCTAGTGTTATAAGAAGTCTTTACCCACTGATTAGGATTATCAAGTGTATTAATAAATTCTATGTCTGCAACAATGACCTCTACAACAAGACCATCTACTACTTTTGAATAATGTCCCATATCAATCTCTTTTTAGTTTTGAAATTTGTATCTTATTATGATGCGACCAGAACCGCCGCTTGTAGCTCCACCATTGTTACCAGAACCACCAGCTCCGCCCCCCGTATTCGCTGAACCGCTTGTACCTGAGGATTGTAGGCCGCCATTTCCACCGCCTCCTGATCCACCAGTTCCTGCAACCCCATAAACTGTGGCTGTTGCACCGCCTCCGCCGCCAGCATAGTTACCAAAACCATTCCAGCTTGCACCAGCACCACCATTACCACCACGTTCACTAGAAGCAGAGCCTCCAGCACCAGCTCCACCAGCAGAACCTTTACCTCCACCGCCACCAGATCCGCCAAAGTAACTACTACCTCCAGCACCGCCACTGTTTCCTTGTCCAGAAATACCAGAGCCACCGCCGCCTGTACTGTCTCTACCACGACCACCGCCTGATCCACCGCTTGCACCAATTAATGTTTTTGCACCGCCAGCACCACCACCTGTTGCAGTTTGCCCTAAGACAGACGAATTGCTACCATTAGAATTAAACCCATAGCCACCGCCTCCTATAGACGCTGTATAGTTTGTGTTAGAATTAGGAGACATAGTGCCTGTCAACATACCACCAGCACCAGCCCCACCGCCTTCATTTGCAGAACCACCGCCACCAGCTATGATCATGTAATCTACTGTATTAGAACCAGCAGAATTACCGATTGTTCCTGTAGAGAATGTGCCAGAACTGGTAAATATATGGTATTTATAGTTTCCTATTGTTTGAACAGTCCCACCAGATGCTGTCATGTAAACTGCGTTTGATGTTCCGTAAAAGTTTGACATAGCAATCTGCCCAGAGCTAGGGACTGTATCAGAGCCATAGTATTCACTTAGTGAAATAGGATGAGAGCCGCCAAATTCATTTTGTATATCTTGTAGGCTTATCTGCCCACTACTTTGTAGAGCCATTCTTTAGTTCCTCTATTTCAGCTTTGAGTTCTTTGATTGCTTCAATCATTAATCCATGTAGTTGATCATACTGCACTACTTTGTATAAAGTTTCGTCGTCTTGACCCATCTTAACTGGCAATGTTGTTTCTGTTACTGCGCTTGGCATTACCTTCTCAACCTCTTGTGCAATAATACCAGCAGACTTTCTGCCATCTTTTTTGTATTCAAATGTGTAACCGCTTAATTGAGAAACTTTGTCTAAGGCATTATCAATCTTAACAATGTCTTTCTTTAGACGTTCATCTGAAGTAGTTGTAGAGTAAGCTATGACGTTGCCATCAACGTGCAAGTCGCCATCAGCCTCAAGGCGCATTTCCTCGTTAGATTGCACAACAAATCGAATATCATCACTTACATTACTAAAATAAATCCATTCACCACCACTGTTACCAAAATATTGATTGTTAGATGCCCGAACATCACTTCCAACACTGAAAGTTGTACCTGATAAATCAAGACCAGAACCAGCACTGTAAGTAGTGTTTGTGTCAGTGTTTACAACTGTTTCTGTAGCTGTAGCCAAGCCTGTAACGTGTCCATAAGTATCAAGTGTAATATCTTGGATATATGTTCTGCCAGAGTTGTTTGATGAACCTTGGGATGATGTATCACTGTGACTGAATGTTGTTCCAGAAAGTCCTAAACCAGAACCAGCACTATAAGTTGTATTGGTATTCACAACTGTTTCTGAAGCTGTAGCTAAACCAGTGACGTGCCCGTAAGTATCAAGAGTAATGTCTTGAATATACGTTCTGCCTGATCCATTTACAGATGCTTGGGAAGATGTATCACTGTGGCTTAGTGTTACATTTCCAGTGCCGCCGCCTGATAATCCAGAACCAGCTGTTATTGTTTGGTCATCTTTGGCTGAAGTTTCAATTCCATCTAACTTACTTTTAAGAGTGGTAGTAAAGTTCTTCTGTGTAAGACCACCATCTCCTACGCTGTAAGTTGTGTTCGTATCTGTAGAACTAATAGTGCCATTTGCGGCTATAGCAACATTTGTACCAGCTGTTAAAGCCGCCACAACATTTGCAGTGTCAGTAACATTAGCAGATGCTTCAATCCCATTGAGTTTAGTATGGTCTGCGTCTGTGAAAACATTACTATCACTTGCACTTTCAACTAATGCTCTGATTTCAGCTGAAGTCTGGTCTGCGGTTGCACCAGTCTCTATGCCATCTAGTTTAGTACCATCAGTAGCTACATCACGTCCGTCAAATGTAGAGTTAGTAGTAATAGCACCAGTCATTGCACCACCAGTTTTAGGTAACGCATTGTCTGCCGTAGTACCTTGAGCCGCTGTAGCATATGCACTAGCCGCTGTAGTTGCCGCTGTACCTAACCCAAGGTTTGCTCTTGCAGTAGCTACATTTGATAAATCGGATAAGTTACTTGCGGCTATTAATGCACCACTTAATGAAGCATAAGCCGCTACCCAAGCAGAACCCTCGTACACTTTCATAGTGTCGTCAGTGCTGTTGAAATAGAGACTACCAGAAACCAATGCGTTTCCGTCGTTGTCTACTGATGGATTGCTAGACTTTACACCTAGGTATCTATCGTCAAAGCTATCTAGTGCCGCTAAAGCCGCGTCTTTAGAAGCTGAAGCCGCTGTTGCAGAACTAGCCGCACTGGATGCAGAAGCAGATGCTTCAGATGCTTTTGTCGTGGCTGTCGTTGCGGCTGTGCTTGCATTAGATGCTGAAGTAGCCGCTTCGCCAGCTTTAGTTGTAGCTGTTGACGCTGAAGTCGCCGCTTCGCCAGCTTTTGTTGTAGCTGTAGATGCTGAAGTCGAAGCACTTGATGCTGATGTAGATGCAGCTGTCGCACTTGAAGCCGCATTAGTCTCAGCGGTTTCAGCGTTAGTCTCCGCTGTCTCTGCGGCAGTCTTTGCTGTCTGTGCGTCATTCTTATGGGACAATGCTGTAGAGGCACTTGAAGATGCTTCTGATGCTTTTGTTGTAGCTGTAGATGCTGAAGTCGATGCCGCTGTTGCACTGTTAGCACTAGCAGTTGCACTTGTTGCACTTTCAGTTGCCTTGGTGGTAGCTGTAGTAGCTGAAGTTGACGCTTCAGATGCTTTAGTCGTTGCTGTAGATGCACTAGTAGATGCTTCAGATGCCTTGGTTGTAGCAGTAGACGCAGATGTGGATGCTTCAGATGCCTTAGTTGTAGCAGTAGAGGCAGATGCAGATGCGTTGTTAGCTGAATTTTCAGATGCTGTAGCACTAGCTTCTGCGTTATCGACACTTGCGTCTATAGCATTCGATTGTGTGTTAGTTACACCTGTTGAGTTGTAGAAACTAGATTTTGATGACATCTGTATTAATCCTCGTAATAATGTGTAGGACGAACAACTTGGTTGATACCAGACTGTTCTGAACTGTTTGCGTGTTCCTGTATTTCAGCTAAGAAAGACCCAGACTTCTGATCAAAGACTGCGCCACGTTCATCTAAGAAGTAGTCAGCGGCATATGATAATGCTGTATATGTTAGTAGATCAGATGCTATTGTCGTGAGCATATTAGTGTCACTGTCTGATGACAGTACCGCTTGTTCTGCATAATAATTTAGATACAGCGTGCCAGAGGTAGGCATAGGGTATATCTTGATATTACCTTGTTCTCTGCAAAAGAACCTTGGAGTCCCAAGTTCGCCTGTCTTTTGATACTCAATCATTTCATGGAGAGGGATACGTGTAAGCGTACTTCCGTCATAATAGAGTTCAATGATCTCTAATGTGTCTGCTGGTATTGTCACTTTGGATGTACCAGATGCAGAGGTCACATTGTATTGGTTCTGCTTTTCCATCGCTGGGACACGTAGCTGTCTTTGTATTCTAGTGATTGCTTGATCAATGAAGGTGTCAGCCAAAGCATTTGAACAGTCACTGCGATTAAGTAGAGCAATAAAGTGTGCTCGGATTTCACCTTTGTTCATTTTAAATCCTCTTGTTAGTTGTAAGGAACATGTCTAAGTCCTCATTTTTTAGTTTACGGACAATCTCTGATCCCTTGGCTTCCCAGATATTGAATCCTTCTCGCATCCATTTTTCGACAACAGCTGTCGGTATAGAGGCTACTCGCATCATCTCGCCTGTAGGCTTCGAACCGCTGTCGTTTCGAGCGTCTTTCAGATCATCAAGAAATGATTGTGAGATGTGCTGTGTATGCTTTTGAAATAGGTCTCCGTGGTCACTCACGAAGTCTGTTTCTGTTTGTAATAATGTTGGCTGTATTTTGTCAGTCATTTTGCTACCCTTAAAACGTAAAAAGGCCACCCACGGACAACAGTAAGGAGAGCAAAACCTGTGTGTCTGTGGGTGGCCTAGTAAAGACCTATTAGTGGTCTATTTTGGACTTATGATAAGCCAGTGATTTTTACTGAGTCACCAAAGTTGGTATGTTTGCAAGAAACCTCGCCCACGATATGATGTCGATCTGAGTCGCCATTTTTCGCTAGAAGTGTTCTTGTGAATGGACGCAACGTACATGTTTTGAACATTGTTGGGTCTATTAGTAGTGCGTGAGTTGTCTTTAACTCGCGGTTCAATACTACTCTGTATTCGCCGTAAGGGCTCACATATAGATCAATCGCATTGACCAATGTTTTGCCTTGTGAGATTTCACGATTACGACCAGATGCCGCTGAGAAACCAGCAACGATTTGTGCATCAGCTGGCTTGATCATAAATGTGTCAACATCAGAACCATTGTCGTATGCTGTTTGACCAGCTAACAATAGTTTTGCTTCTGTTAAAGCATCTGTTGCATTTGAACCAGCATCTACATCTGTAGAGATTTGGTTTAACAAAGAAGTCATCTTACGTGCTGTTGTAGCATTCCCTGCTACTGCGGCTTGCTCTACGCCAACCATT